CCCCTTTTTTTTACTTCTGTGATAGGTAACTATGCCCTTTCCTACTTATGCTGTGTCCACCGAACTGGATGCTGTAAATCAAATACTTAGCTCAGTGGGACAGGCACCTGTCACCACACTAGATCTACAGAACCCTGAAGTATCTATTGTACTCAACACTCTCCGGGAAGTTAACCGTCAAGTTCAAAGTGAAGGCTGGATCTTCAACACTGAACGTGATCATCCGTTAGAACCCGACAGCGAAACAAATCAAATTCTTTACCCTTACAACATTCTTCAGATTGACGCTAGCCGTGAAAAGCATCGTCAAGACTATGATGTTGTACGTCGGAATGGTAAGTTGTATGATCGTTTGAATCATACCTACACGTTTACTAAAACTATCTATGCCGACGTAGTGTGGTTGTTTGACTTTACTGACGTACCACCTGCTATCCAAGCTTATATTGTTGCCCGTGCAGCTAAGATGTGTGCTACCAAAATGATTGGTGACAGCAACTTGTACCAGCTTTTGGGAGAACAAGAGTTGTACACACGAGCAGCTGCTATTGAATACGAATGTAATCAAGGTGACTATTCAATGTTTGGCTTTAAAGACGGCAGAGACTACTACAATAGCTATCAACCTTTCCAAGCATTGCTGCGATGAGTACTATTACCCAAAGGATTCCTAATTTCCTTCTTGGCATTTCACAACAACCCGACAACCGTAAGTTTCCTGGACAACTAAGAGATTGTGTAAATGCTTTTCCAGACTACGCTCTTGGTCTGCTTAAGCGTCCTGGTGGTCAATTCACTGCTAACCTTGAAGGAGCCACTGCCAGTGGTAAGTGGTTTTCCATCCTTAGGGATCCTCAGGAAAAGTACGTTGCACAGTACGATAACAACACCTTTCGCATTTGGAGTCTTATTGAAACCAGCCTTGGTCTTGAAGGCTCACCTCGTGCTGTTGATATGGGGAGCAATGCTGGTGTTCCAGTCACCTGTAATCTCACTAATCTCAAAGCTGATCTCACTGTTTACAACGATGCAGCGGAAGATACAGCTGCTAAACTAGCTCTTCTTCACGCAGCTCAAGCTACCTACAAAGAAGTTCTAGACGGTCAAAACAGCACTGAACAACAACTGTTTGTGACCAACTATAACTACCCGGTTAGTTCTGTTGAACAGTATTTAGTCTCAGGTATTCTTAAAAAGTCTAACGGTGTTTATGTCGTTAAAAACAATAACACTGTTGTTCAAGCTACGACCTCTCTGCCCACTGATTATGCCTTAGGAGTTGAGGTAACAAATGAGCACCCGCTGCTTGCTAGTCAAGGTAACCGTGTTTACAAAGCTATACTGACTGTTGCTGCAGAGTATGATGCAAGTGACCTTAGCACAGCTGAAAGTGCTATGGACACCGCTCAAACTAATTACAACAATGCAGTGACCGCAGAAGCTACCGCGTTGTCTAACTATCAAGATGAGGTATCTAATTGTGCAATTACTTCGATTCCTAGTAATGGTTATCTCAACGGTGCTACTGCTGCTGACATTGAAGTTCTCACCTTGAATGACTACAGCTTTATCCTTAACAAGGCAAAGACTGTAGCTATGACTAGCAACACTACTGCTGACAAACCTAACGAAGCTTTCGTTATTCTGCAAGTAGTCGGTACTGGTCACTACCGCATTAAACTGGATGGCACCGAACGTGCTACGTATAACGCTGGTACTGGTGGTGATGTAGATGCTATCCTTGATGACCTTGTAAGCGATATTGACGGGAACACCTATGGTGGTACAACTTTTAGTGCTACCCGTGTTGGTCCTGGTATTTACATTAGTGCTGATGCAGAGTTTACTATTGAAGTTGTTGGTGGTCCGGCTGAAACCGCTATGACGGTTTTCCAGGATACTGTACCTAATGTATCTGACCTTCCCCTTCAATGTCGTAATGGTTACAAAGTACGTGTAGTCAACAGTCTTGATGTAGACGTTGATGATATGTACGTGGAGTTTATTACTGATGGTACTACAACTTATGGCACAGGTACCTGGGAAGAATCAAATGCCTGGGGGATTACCTATGAGTTAGATCCTCAGACTCTTCCTCATCAACTGGTTAGGCAGACCGATGGTTCATTTACCTTTGGTCCTATGACCTGGGAAGACCGTTTGATCGGTGATTTAACTACGAACCCTGATCCTAGCTTTGTTGGGACAACAATTAGTAACGTTTTCTTCTATCGGAACCGTCTTGGTTTCCTGGCTAATGAATCCGTTATTCTTAGTAGGGCTGGTGATTATTTCAACTTCTTTGCCACTACTGCTTTGGCTGTTACTGATGATGATCCTATTGACATCAGTGCTTCGTCAGTTAAACCAGTTAACCTCCGCTTTGTGCGTCCTGCCAGTGTGGGTCTGGTACTATTCAGCGATACCGAACAGTTTATCCTGAGTACTGATTCTGACATTCTTAGCCCTAGAACATCTAAGATTAACGAGTTGTCAAGTTATGAGTGTGACAATGCTGTAGATCCTGTCACCCTTGGTACTAGCCTGGCATTCCTTTCTAAGACTCCATTGTACAGTAGATTGTACGAGATCACTCGTATTAGTACTACAGAGCCTCCGGTCATGGGGGAACAGACTCAGTATGTACCTGAGCTGGTTCCTGCTACGATCAATAGTATGATTGCTTCACCAGCACTATCCTTGGTTTCCTTGGGTACTGTTGGTAACTCAACTGTTTATCAGTACAGGTTTATTCAACAAGGTGATCAACGTACGGTTAATACATGGTATAAGTGGAATCTAACTGGTACACTGCTAGATCAATTCTTTGATATTAGCTCTTACTACGCTGTTGTAGCTAATGGTACTGACGTTTATGTACAGTCCTATGATCTAACACAAGCTAGTGAAGAAGGCTTCTTAACCCTTCCTTCTGGAGAAAAGACTGATGTTTGCCTCGATCTTTGGAACGTTAATCCTTATCGAACCTACGACGATGCTGATGATACAACTCGCATCCGTTTACCGTATGATAAAATCACTGATGGCACGTTCGCTGTAGTCCTTCTAGGGCGCTACATAGGGGCTTCTGATGCCCTTACTAGTGCATCGGTAGGTGCAGTGCTTTACCCCACCGTAGAGAGCGATGCAGACGGCGATTACGTCGATATTGATGGCGACTATCGTGGACGAGATCTGATTATTGGTTACGTTTATAATATGGAAGTTGATCTTCCTAAGTTTTTTGCAACGTCAACCGACGGTCAATCGTCTGTCTCCGACTTTACTTCTGATCTTATTATTCACAGAGTCAAGGTGTCTACCGGCTTAAGTGGTCCTGTTAAATATCAAGTTAACATTACTGGGCGTCCAGAGTGGAGCAACACTGTTGAGGCTGTTGCACCTTATGTGTATGACCTGAACAACGTCAACTTGTCTTCTGATGCTACCCATACCGTACCGATCTATCAGCGGAACGAAAACCTTTCTATTAAGATTGTAGGCGACACTCCTTTGCCTGTGACTCTTCTTAGTTTGACTTGGGAAGGTAATTACAAGACAGGTTTCTACCAACGATCCCAACGATCCTAATGACTACATCCACCCGTGGTTTTACCTTTAAACCAGCTACCATTAACGACGTACACGAACTAACCAGTCAAATGCTGGATAGAGGTTTGTTAGACTTTGAAAGATTAGGGCACCACCCAGTCTTATCTCTTGCTATGTATATCCATGAAGATGACTCCTACCTGATCTACGGACCAGATGGGAGTCTATATGGAGCTTACGGTGTGTCGGAAGATAACGCCGTTTGGATACAGATGACGAAGCAAGTTAAGAAGAATCCACGCACAACCGTTAGATTCGGTAAAGCGTTAATGGAGCACATAAACCGTCCTTATCTTTGGACGACTATTGATATAAAAAATACTGAACTAATTAACTTAGCTAGGTATTTAGGTTTTAAGGTTCTACGGGTATTTCCGGATGGACCTGACAACGTTTACTCTATTGAGATTGTACGATTATGGCAGGATTAAGCACAATTCCCACTGCTAGTTATATTTCATCCCCATTAGGCGGTGGTGCGGCTTCCGCCGGTCTATTTGCTAACCCTGTTGGTCTAGCTCTTGCTGGTGGTCAGCTGGCGCTTAGCATCGGCAGCATGTTTGCTAAAGACAAAGCAGCTACACAACAGGCTTACGCAAGTGCCTACCAAACGTCTTATCAAAACTTTATGCAGAATCACATGATTCGCATGAGGAACGAAAGGCGTAAGGAGATGTTCCAAGCTAAACTTGACATGGTTCGTGATCAAATTGCGAACAATGCTGAGGGAGCACAGGTAGCTTATGTAGCCGAACAGTATCGGCTGAATGAAATTTATGATCAGTCTGCATTTAAGCAAGCTGATATGATGAAACAACTTGCTGAAGCTATGGGTACTTCCGCTGCACGTGAAGTGTACGGCAGAAGTGCTCAGCGTGGTGCAGCTGTTTCTGTGATGGGTGCCTACGGGAGAACCCAAGCACAACTGGCAGCTCAACTTATGAGTGAGCAAGGTCAATCTGAGCGTAACTTGTCTAACATTGAACGTCAGGTTATGGCGGCAAACCGACAAGCTATGGCTTCTGTATCCGTTCTTCCTGAAATGGAAACGACTGTGGCAATGCCTAGCTTCCAGAACTTTGCTCCTAGCGGTCTTAGTACTGCTTTGCAGATTGGTTCTGCTGGTATGAGTGCATTTAAAGCTGGCTGGGATGTTACTCCTAAAGGCAGCTCTTTCTTGGGCATTCAAAAGGCACCCAATAAGACAACATTTGATTTTTCTACACTAGCGTCGGCTTAACAAATGGCAGAGTTTCAAGAACAGCAGTTGTTTCGTGGTGCCGCGCAAGCCCAAGGGTTTGCACCTGAAAAGGCATTCGATATAACTCCTCTCCTACGGGAGAACATGGAGATTACTAACACTAATCTCGGCAGAGCAGTCACTACTAGAAAAAATGAACTAGAGTCCAACGTTAAGCGGACTCAAGAACTGTACACCACCCTTGGTACATTCTCTGAAAAGGCAATGCAACTTGCCCAGACAATTGGTTCTGCCTACATTGATAATCAAATCCTTGAAGGTAAAACCAAAATGCGTAGCTTTGGCAAAGCCAATAACTACGGTGTCTCCCAAGAAAGCCTAGCTGAATACAACGCTAAGAAGGCGTCTCTTCAGCAATCTGATACTGCTCTTAGTGAATACGCTAACCAAATTGCTAAACAAGGCGGTCCCCAAGAGGCTGTTAACTACATCAAATCTCTTGGCAGCTATCAGCAGATTGGAGCTACTGAATACTATTTGAAGCAGAAAGGTCTTGAGTACCGTGCAGCTAAAGATGCATTTTTCGCTAATACTGAGTTTCTTTTGACTGCTCCTGATGGTACAAAATTTACCCCCAGTGAAATTGGTGATGATCCTGTAAAGCACGGCATTGCAACAGCAGCCTTTGGACGTTTGTTCCTTGCTGACAACGTTGGTATTGGTAAAGATTTTAATCCTAACAATGCTGTCATGGGTCTCCTGTATGACTCAATGGAAGCTGTTGATTCTAAAGATACTCTTGCTGTTCGTCAGCGTGATAACTTTAATAAATCAGAAGTTATTAGAATTGATGCTTTACAAGAGTATAGTGTTAACGAAGATGTTAACCGTCTTCATTCTAAACTAACAGGGACTTTAACTGCAGATGGGAAAAGGCGTTCTCGTGCTGACGCCTGGGATTACATTTTTGGAGTCGTTATTCCTAATAGTTATTTTAATGGGATGTCCCGAGAAAAAATCGCCCAACTACTAGCTCAACCAGCAGCAGGTGATCCTAAGGGTCGTTCTTTAGCTAAGTTTTATGGGAACAGAGTCGTAGCTCTCAACAAAGCACTTGATCAAATTGATACTGATCGGTATAGCAAATTAAGTCGTAAACGTGCTGAAAGGGCTCGTCGTGGTACTGAAATTGGACTTGAAGCACTTGAACAATGGAGATTGAGCGGTGGTAGTCCTGCACAGCTAGTTGACCTCAGAAACCAACTGCAGCTTGAATATAAGGAATCTGACTTCTCTGCTCTTAACCGTGTAATCATTGCTAACAACCAAGAGCAAAATGACGAGTTGTTTTCTCAG